GTAAATAGCGAGTTTGAGCATTACAATGAGTTATCTACTGAGCTCGATAGTTTGGTGGATGCTAACGGGCGTGTAAAAGAGGGATACGAGGAAAGAGCAAACTTCATCCTTACAACCCTGAATGAAGCGTGCGGAACTGAAATGCAACTCGTTGATGGAGTTATAGAAAATTATAAAGAGGAAAAGGCTACACTAGATAAGTTACTGGAGACCAAAAAAGCAGAAGCGATTCTGAGGGCAAACGAAGAGCTTTATACAAATGCGATAAAGGATAAAGACACAGCACTCAAAAATCTGACTTCGGCTCAGGGAATATATAAACAAAACGTTTCTGACTTGTCATCAGCCGAGAAAGAATACAATAAAATAATGAACATGACAGCCGAGGATTATGCAGAGCAAAACGACCTGACATATGATCTCGGAACTGCGGCTCAGCAACTGAAGAATGACCAAGAAGAGCTCGGACAAAAATTCTTGGAAGCAAAAGCGGCTGTCGGTCAGTCAAGAGTTGCTATGGAAACGGCTCAGCAGACATATGATGACTATATGTCAACTATTCAGAATTATGAAGGATTATCGAGTGCGATAATCAGTGGAGATGCTGACAAAATAGAAGTTGCCTTGAATAATATGCAAAATAATTTCAAGACAACTGAGACGGCTACAAGAAGCAGTCTCGAAAAGCAAGTAGAAGATTATAAGCAAAATGTTCAAGCTCTCGAAACTGCGATAAGTAATGGCACTCCAGGCGTGACTCAAAAAATGCTGGAACAGGCTCGGTCAATGCTGAAAGCTGCAGAGAATGAACTTGCGAAAGCTCCTGCGAGTATTGCAGAGAAAGCAAACGAAATTCCAACACAATATGCGGCTCAGCTCTCATCACCTACAAATCAGGCTTTGTTAAAGAGTGATGCAGAGGAGATGAAGAACACAGTTACAGAAGGTTTACAGCCTGATGGAGAAAACGAAAAAGCTGGCGAGAATTATATACTAGGATACTCTGATTCGATACTCAATTCACAGCAGAGCGTTGTGGATGCTGTTAATACGATAGGACAATCCTCGACTGATACATTAAATGATTCTATAGGAGCACGCTCACCTTCGAGAATTACAACCCAGTCAGGAGAGTATTTCGGACAAGGCTTTGTAAATGGTATTAACAATAAACAAAATGCTGTTTGGACAGCGGCTCTGAATCTTGCGAGAAAAGCTATTGACGCATTAAAGGCTGGACAGAAAGAAGGCTCACCATCAAAGCTGACATATCAGTCGGGTGTATATTTTGTACAAGGCTACATCAATGGTATTTCATCTCAAAATAAACAGCTTCAGAATACTGCTAAAAACATGGTAAAAGTTGTTGTTTCTGAGCTGGGGAAAATGGCAAATTATAACTTCGATTTTGTGGCTGAAAATGCAAGCTCAAAATTTGGTGCGGCTCTGAGTAAAAAAATCGAATATATGCTAGGCAGAATGCAGTACGTTAACGATGAAAAGCTGTCAACTTTCGATACTACGATAGATAGGTACGAAGATAAAAAGGAAAAGTCGTCAACAAAAATTCAGACAGCTAGCGATAAAAGGATTGATAAATACGAGGCTCAAAGAGATAAGGCCGTAAAAGCTATTGAAAAGGCAAGAGATAGAGATATAAAAAGCCTTGAAGCGGAAAACAAACGTCAGGTTTCTGAGTTTGAAAAGATGAGGGACAACCGAATAAAGCAGGTTGAAAAGGACCGAGACAGACAGATAAAGTCTCTTGAAAGAAACAGAGATTTAACACTAAAGGAAATCGAGAAAAATAAAAACAGCAAGATTAAATCTCTTGAAAAGGAACGAGACAAAAAGATAAATGACCTGCAAAGCAGATTGGACAATATGTCATATAGCAAAGAAAATTCTGCGGAGCGGAAGAACCTACAAAGACAGATTCAAAATGCTAGGGAATCATACAACAAACAGATTCAGGCAGCAAAAAATAATGCTACAAAGCAATCAAATGCTATAAAGAATTCAACTTCAAAGCAGATAAAACAGGAGAATAAAGAGGCGTCAAGGCTGATAAGTGAAGAAAAGAAAAACGCTTCGAAGTCGATAAAAGAGCAAAAAGAAAATTCATCAAAAATTATTAAATCTGTAAAGGAAAACGCTTCAAAGCAGATAAAGGAAAAGAACAGCGAATCCAAAAAACAGATTGATGAAGAAAAGAAAAACGCCAAAAAGGAAATTAAAGCATCAGACGATAAATACGACAAGCTGATAGCTGAGGAAAACAAGAAAAAAGAAGCATATCAAAAAGCCAGCTCAGAAATGATGGCTGCATACTCAAATGCGATGCAGGAATATCAGACAAAGGCCCAAGAGCTGATTGACAACACGATAAATGGAATCACCGAAAAATATAATCAGAGATACGATGAGCTGATAGGAAAGCAAGACAATCTGATTGATAAGCTCAAATCGGCTGGTGATCTGTTCAATGTTTCGGGGGCTGGTGTTATGACAGTCAATGACCTGAAAGAGCAGACAAAGGCGATAAAGACTTATACGGATAAATTGCAAAAGATTAAAGCCAAAGTTTCGAGTGAACTGTTCGACCAGATTGTAAGTTATGACATGAAAGAGGGCTCAGCGTTCATGGATAGGTTACTAGCGATGAGTGCGAAAGACCTTGAAGCATATAACAAGGCTTATTCTGAGAAGATGCAGGCAGCCGAAAAGGCTGGAGAGAACATATACGGCTCTGATATCAAAAAGGTTGCTGACGATTACGAAAAAGAAATAAACAAAGCCTTTAATGATCTTCCAAAGAAACTTGAAGAACTGGGCAAACAGACAATGAGTGGATTTTTGAGCGGTTTGACCAGTGACACTGATTATATGTCAAAAGAAATAAAGACATATATCAATGCTATGATTGACACGTTCAAAAAGGAACTGAAAATTAAATCGCCTTCAAGGGTTATGATGGAAATCGGCGACTATACTGGTACGGGGCTTGTGGATGGACTGAAAAAAACAATTTCGGATGTAAAGAAAACGGCTTCAGAAATGGTTACAGCTATGGCAAATCCACTGGATGAAATGAAAACGTCATTTGGAGATATTAAAGCGGTAACGGCAAATCAAAATGGAGTTGGGGCGACAAATAATAATGTTGTTAACAACTATAACCTTGTACAGAATAATACAAGCCCAAAGAGTTTATCGGCACTTGAAACATATCAGGCACGTAGACAGCAAATTGCTATGGTCAAGGCATTATTATAAGGGGGGTCGAGAATGTACACATTATCGGTTCAAAATAAATATGGACAAATACTGGAATTAACACACAACGAGGCGTATGTCATTAAAAGTGTTGACGGTCTCGACCCTGCTGAGGCTGTTATAAATACAAATAAAAATGCAAATGCAGATGGTTCTGTTTTTAACAGCTCGTATGTCAAAGATAGAGTTATCACAATAACACTTGCAATAAATGGTCCAGCGGAAGAAAACAGGTTAAATTTATATCGATATTTCAAGCCGAAATATCCTGTCACTTTATTTTATAAAAATTCTGCAAGAGATGTTTATATAAAGGGATATGTTCAAAACATGTCGATTGGATTTTTTGAGCAAAAAGAAATCGCACAAATAAACATTTTCTGTCCAGAACCTTTTTTCAATGGTTCTGTTGAAACAGTTACAGACTTTTCGAGTATTCAAGCGAGCTTCCAGTTTCCATTTGAAATTGTGACGCCAATACCATTTGGCGAAATACTGATAGAGCAAGAAAAAAATATCATCAATAATGGAGACGTCGAAACGGGCTGTCTTTTTGTCCTGAGGGCAAGAGGCCCATTGACGAATCCAGTCATATATAATGTGGCTACAAATGAATTTTTTAAACTTTCAATTTCAATGGATGAGGGAGACGAAATCGAAATAAATACTGTGAAGAAACAAAAGTCGATAACTCTGATCTCGGATGCAGTTGTGACAAATATCATTGGAAATCTTGTCAATGGTTCGACATGGTTTCAGCTGGCTCCAGGCGATAATATCTTTACGACTTCAGCTCAGACAAATCCTGAGAACCTCGATGCGTATTGCATTGTTGTAAATCAGTTCGAGGGGGTGTAAATTTGGACATTTACGTAATGGATAAGCTGAACGGAATCGTTGATATAATAAGTCAATATCAATCTGTTATTTGGAACGTTCAATATTTCGACCTGAGTGAATTTCAACTCGTGGTTGCTGCAACCGAAAAAAATTTGAATGCGCTAAAGGTTGGAAAGTACCTCGTTCGTGATGTAGATATTAACGGAAATGAATATCAAAATGTCATGGTCATAAAGGGGTACAATTTATCGTTCGATTCCGAAAAAGGCTGGGTGCTGACAGTAACTGGAAACGGGCTCAAAACAATAGTAGGTCAGCGAGTAGTATGGAATCAAACAAACCTGAGTGGAAATGCGGAGGAGCAAATAAGAGGGCTTATAACAGCAAATATAATAAATCCGCCAAACTCGCTCAGAAAAATAAATAACTTTGTTCTTGATGATCTGAACGGCTTTACAGATACAATAGAGATTCAGCTATACGGAGAAAATATCGCCGAATGGCTGGTTGAAATCTGCAAGACATATTCATGGGGCTGGGATGTCTTTATAAAGAACGGCAACTATGTTTTCAAGATTTATAAGGGAGTAGACAGGACTTACAATCAAAGTTCTGTTACTCCAGTCGTTTTCAGTCCTGAGTTCGACAACCTTCTGTCGTCCTCATATGACTACAATTTGACGGACTATTATAATTCAGCCTTGATTCTTGGAGAAGGCGAAGGCGTGGACAAGAGGCGTACCAGCGTAGGGCTTTCGAGTGACCTTGACAGATTCGAAACATATGTCGATGGCAGTAGTGTTTCATCAAATGGTGAGATTATTACACTCGAAACATATATAAAGATGCTTCAAGAATATGGGCAAAGTCAAATAAATCAGACAGCCTTTACTCAAAAATTTAGTGGAGATATTGACCCGAATGGGTTGTTTGAAATTAACAGAGATTATTTTCTCGGGGATCTCGTTCAGATTGAAAATGAAAAGGGAATCAAAGCGACTCCGAGAATAATTGAAATAATATACGCTGAGGACGAGAACGGCAGTTCAGTAGTTCCTACATTTAGCGAATGGGAGGTTAGCGAATAATGGCAATTACGTATGGATTTTTCAACAGTGTCGATGGCGACAGAACCTATGATGCAGACCAAATGTCGAAATATTTCGATGGGCTTGTCTCTGATGGAGTTTACGAAAGTGTTGGAGGGGCTTTGCAAGTGCTGGCTATGAGTGGCGGCGGCATGGCTGTAAATGTATCGACAGGAAGAGGGCTCA